TTCTCCACTGCGCCCCCGGCTCGCTCTATTGGTACATCACCAACCCGGCGGGTTCGAACATCGCTGCTACCGGTTCTCCGATCATCGTGTTTACCAACAGCGCCCCGGTGAACTGTCTCCTGGGATCGGAGAAAACCAGCAAGGCAAAGTGGTCCTGCGTCGCGGGCGATCCGGATTTCGCGGCAGCTCCGAGTTTGCTGTGTAACGCTGGGTTCTCCCTCGCGACCATGGAGGATGCGAGCGTTCCTGCGCCCTTCACTATGCTGAGAATCTACGACGGATCTCTCATTATCCCGCCCGGTGTCGCTCTCACGCTGGGATCTTCAGCGGCGACCACCACAGCCACCTTCATCCCGAGCATCTTCTACATCGAGACCAAGATGCCCAAGATGCTGAACTAAAGGAGGCCCACGATGTTACTCACACGTAAGGTGGGCCCGATCCGCAGGGACTACGGAGACGAAACCGACGGCAGGGCTGGCTATGAAGGCCAGGCAATTGTCAGCAACCACCATGGCTGGTACCACGAAGCATGTCTCAACGGGAACATGTTCGTGGCGGCCAATGCGGCAGCAGGTCTAATCCTTTCCGTCGCGGGAACCGCGGGTGGCACGCCCACTCTTTGGAACCCCGCGGGAAGCGGCGTAGAGTTGGAGATCATCTCTCTTGAGATGACTTGGGTCTCGGGTACCAATATCCCCGGAGCGGTAGATTGGTACATCACCAACCCGGCAGGCGGGAACATTGCAGCGACGGGATCGCCCATCTGCACGTTCACCCACGTCGATCCGGTCAACTGTTTGCTGGGCAGCGAAAAGAAAAGCAAGGCGAAGTGGGCACCCGCGGTCAACACGTTCGCGGCAGTCCCGACCTTCCTGATGGGTGCGGGGATCTCTCTCGCCACATTCGCTGCGACGGGGGTCGTCCCTCCATGGGCCATACTGAGGGTCTACGACGGAGGTCTCATCGTCGGCCCGGGCGTTGCTCTTTCGTTGTGCAGCGGGCAGGCGAGTGCAACGGGGGTGTTCCACGTGAACATCTTCTACGCCGAGAACAGACTCCCGAGTCTGCCGAACTAAAACGTAAAACGGTGAAATGGGGGCTCCCGAGTGTGTTTCGGCCACCGGGAGCCCGTTTTTTTGGAGGACCCTTGGGCGATCTGAGCCATCCGTGGGAAAGCGAAGAGAAAGAGGAGGGGGAACTCCTGGATACCGAAGAAGTCGTCGACGAGACAATGCCCGACTTTGAAGAGGAAGAGAAATCATCTCCGGTTTCCATTCTCCAAATCGCCGATGAAATCGGAGCCAGAATTCATGATTCCATCCAGAAACGCGCGGCAGAGTCGGCATATCTTCCCGACACCGTCCGCGCCGAGATGGAGAAGCTGCCCATATTCGATACCAACCGCCCGACGAAATACAACGAAGAAATGGCCTCCGCGATCCTCAAACTCCGCGCCGCGGGTTGGAGTGTGATGAGGATCGAAGCAATTGCCGGGATGCCCCATCGCATGGCGATCTGGGAATGGAGACGCAGCTTTCCTGCCTTCGGCGCCGCATTCGAGCAGATGTACCTCGACTACCTCGACGCGCAGGCTGAGGAATCCATCCCGATCGCGGACAACCCCGCAACGGGCGGGGGGAACGTGAAGCGCGACAAGCTGCGCGTGGAGACGCGACTCTCCGTCGCGGGTCGCCGCCATCCGACGCGCTGGGGCGAGCAGTCCACCGGTAACGCGACCACCGTCATCATCCAGGCCGCGATCTTCGACAAGAAGGCCGATCTACAGATCGTGAGCAACACGAAGCGAGCGGAGAAGTGAGCCAGGAAGTTCTGGTCTACAATTGCTCCTCCTCACCGAGCCTTGAAGCCTTCCACGCAAGCGATGCCCAACGTCGTTGCATCGTAGGGCCCGTGGGATCAGGGAAATCCAGCGCGGCCGCGATGGAGGTTGGATACTACCTCCCGAGGCACATTGCGAAGACGTACGGAGTGTTCGAGACGCGCTGGGCGGTCATACGCAATACCTACGCTGAGCTGATCGACACGACGAAGGTGACTTTCCAGGATTGGTTCCCCTGGGCGCGCTGGGTGCCTAGCACGAAGATGTTCTACCTCGAGTATCCCGGTACTACCGACTGCCCGGCGCACAAAGCCGAGTATCTGTTCCGGAGTTGCGATCGGGAAGAGGACATGAAGAAGTTCAAGTCCCTCGAGCTCACCGGCTACTGGATCGACGAGAGTATCGAAATCCGCGAGGCCATCAAGAAGATGATCAAAGGCCGCGATGGACGAAAACCGAAGGCAGCCCCATTCCGCTACGGCGTTGAGACGACCAACCCACCGAACATCGAGCACCCGCTGTACCGCCAGTACGAATGGCAGGCTCCCCCACCGGGCCCGCCTCCGAAGGGGCACCCGCTCATCGGGCACAAAGGATGGTGGCAGCCACCGGGGGAGAACGTCGACAATCTGCGGCCCGGCTACTACGATGACCTCCGCAACGACTACGCGGATTCGCCCGACTGGATCGATATGTACATCGACGGCAAGCCGGGTATCATTCTGAAGGGCAGGTCCGTGATGACCAAGTTCGTGAGCAGCATCCACGTCTCGAAACATCCCCTCGTCTGGGATGAAAAACGCCCGCTCTACATGGGCTGGGACGACAGCGGAAACATCCCGGCTGCGGTCCTCGCCCAAGTCGTCGGGCCACTGCAGATCCAATTCCTCCGCGAGTTCTGCTCCGACAAAGACAACCTCGTTGACTTCGGGCTGAAAGTGAGCATGGAGATCGCTCAGTCTTTCCCGTCGGCCCACATTACACACTGGGGCGACCCAGCAGGAGAGGAGAAGCACAGCGACAAGGACGGGAATATGACTTCCAACGCAATGCTCCTCCGGCAGGAATGCCAGATCAACGTGCAGCCGAGCGAGCAGAATCCAATCGCAAGGATCCAGGCGATGGACCTTCTCTTCGGTCGTCGCGATGGTATCCTCATCGATCCGAGCATGACGCGCTTCATCGATGGGTTGATGGGCGGATACTACTACCCGGATCGGCCTGGCTTTGAAGGGGAGCCGATGGAGGCGCCCGCGAAGAACCGTTACGCGCACGTTCAGGAGGCTGCTCAGTACCTCATCGTGAAATTGTTCGCGGCGGGCCGCTCAGAGGAACGGCAGTTGATCACCAATCCAAAGACCTACGCGCGATCCTATCGTGACGTGGATGATGAGTATGATTGGCATCGGCCGCGCGCCGATGATCGATATTGACAACGGGCACAAAGGGGGATAGATTCCAAATATGCGTGAACAAGTGATGTACATCGATAATAGCGGGCAGGCTTGGCCCACCAAGAATGAGGCCCGACTTCAAGACGCCCGACGCGCCCAGGCGTTGATTCTTCAGGATTTTGCCGAACTCGAGAATGGCATGCGCGAGAGGTTGCAGAATATGCAGTCCGTGTTCCCTCTTGCCGATGTCATCGCGAGGATGACCGCCAGCTACGAACAACACATCAAACCCACGGAGGTTACCAAAAATGTCGGACACAATGATCAAGCTGATGGGCGGGATGCCACAAGGGATGCTGGATCAGACGCCGCCTCCGGGAAGCCCAACGACACCGGTGGAGCCTCCGAAGATAAAGAAACAGGGCAACCTGATCATCTCGACGGCATCTGACGGGACCCAGATCTACTATCCGCAGAAGTACTACAAGAACGGAATTGGCTTCATGACCTCGGAGGAGGCGGAGAAAGCCGCGGGGATGACTCTTGAGAAGGCAAAGGCTTTTTTCAAGGGAGAGAAAAGTTTTCTTGGGGGAGATTCAGCGGAAGACGCACTCGATCAGAATATGAAGGAGATCCAACGCCTCGTCGATAGCGGTGGGAGAAAGAACGAGTCGGAGGCCTGGGATCTGATGCGTGCGCTGCCAGAGGAAACCAAGCAGGCAATGCTTTCCTCTCCGAGATACCGGAAGACAGCGACCACTCTCGCGGTTCGGCTGGGCTTGGGTGCGGAGGCCATCAACACCGAGTTGAATCTAAAGAAGTCTGCCACTCCGCCGGCCCCGACTCCCGGCGGGCCCGAAGGTCAGACCATGGGGAAACCCGCCGTGGAAAAACCAAAACCCGACTGGGTTCAGCATCGAGAGAAACTGGGTATCCCTTACACCTGGGATGCGAAACTCAAAGCATGGGTGCCCGCCGATGGGCAGAAAATAAGTGTCTGACACAGCCGTCTCCCAATCCGATCGCACCACCGAACAAGTCTCCGATGAGCGCGACAAGAAACTCATCAAGGAACTCAACAAGCGGCAGGATATCGCCGAGGAGATTCGGGCGCCCTACGATTTGGTATGGAACGACATCGACGATTATATCCTCCCGCGTCGAAGCGTCTATGACATCGGAAGCCGCAAGGGGAAAGAGAAGGGCGCGAAACTGGGAGCGCTCATTTTCGACGGAACGGGTGGCGCAGCTCTCACAGATCTAGCCGATGGTATTCAGGGGCAGACGGCCTCCCCGCTCATCACATGGGCAGTTCCGCGGTGGCGTTCCCCGTTGGCGAGGAAAGACAGAATGGCCCTCACGTGGATGGACGAAATCCACGAAACCATAATGTACGAAATGAAAAGGTCAAACTTCTACGAGCAACTGAACGAGGGCTATAACGATGCCGTGACATACGGACCGGCTACTATGCGTCAACCCGTCTGGGATGAGGCCAATAGCAAACTCGTCTACATGAGTCATCATCCGAGGGAGATTTTCTACTTCACCAATTCCAGCGGTCAGATCAATATCTGGCATCGAAAGTACCCAATCACCGCCAGACAGATCGTGGATGATTTCCCGGACGCCAAGTTCACTCCCAAATTTAAGAAGCAACTTGAGGACAAACCTCACCGGGAATACAACTGCATTCACGCCATTTTCCCGCGCACGGAGCGAGACGTCTCCAAACTGAACGTTACGAACAAACTATGGGCCAGCATCTATTTCCTCCCGAAAGAAAACGTTCTTCTCTCGGAAGGCGGATTCGACCGGAAGCCGCTGGACACGTGGCGCTACCGAGTGAACACGAACGAGATCTATCCCCGCAGCCCGGCAATCGATGCGATTTTCGATATTCAGATGACGAATAGCATGGCAATGTCCATGTTCCAGTCCGCGCAACTCGCCGTTCAACCCCCATTCCTCGCGACTGAGGGATTGAAAGGCCGAATCAAGCTGAAGCCGCATGGGATCACCTGGAAACAGTTCGCGGGCGATACCATCGAGCCTATCAAGTATTCGACGCAGTATGCCATCGGTGTCGACCAGATCAATAAACTACGTGCGGAGTTGAGGGATAGGCTGAAGGCCAACACCTTCAGTCTGCTTGCCAGTCTCGACAAGGTATTTTCCGCGACGCAGACGATTGAGATGGCCGGGGAAAAAGCGGCTATCCTCGCGCCCATGTGCACGAGGAATCAGGCCGAGTGTCTGGTCCCACAATTGAATGGGACGTTCGCTGTTCTCGCGCGAGCGGGAAGACTCCCGACCCCCCCGAGTTCCATAGCTCAGTACATGAATAGCCCAGTTGATTGGGAGTTCCTTGGACCCATCGCCGTCACCGCGCGTCGTTATCTACAGCTTCAACCTATCGACACCGCGTTGCCGAAGATCAATTCGATGATCGATGCCGGAACATTCCCAGAGATGCGCTTCATTCTGGATCCCATCGAACTGGGGATCTATATCCTTGAGAGCAGCGGCGTTCCCCAGAAACTCCTCCGCGACAGGAAGATGATAGCCCAACTCATCGCGAACGAAGCGAAGCGGAAACAGCAGCAGTACGCTCTTGGAGCGGCGCAGGTTGCGGCCGAATCCTACAGCAAGGGCACGGCAGCGCCAGAGAAAGGCAGCCTTGCCGAAACGGCGGTAGGAAGAAAATGAAAAAGTTGTTCGTGTCTCGTGAAGCCAAGGAAGCCATGGAGTGGGCCAGGAAATACAGAGCCACATTCCAGGGGCAGGCTACTTCCGAGGAAGCCCTCGATGTTATCGAGGACATCCTCGTCGAGTACCTTTGCCTCTACGATACCCTCGAAAACCAGGAGATGGTCATCAGACACAACGTGGCCTTGCAAATCCTGGCCCGCATGGGTATACTGCACGACGAAAACGTACGCGGGATTCTGAGGGCCGATCTTTTGATCCCTGCCCCCAGACCACCGCAGTTCACAGAGGGAGTTGAAGATGTACCAAAACACTGAGAAATCAGTTACTCCGTTCGATCACATGGACCTACAGTGGTTCTCAGATCCCGCACCGGTGCCTGTGCCCAGTCCCAATCCTCCTGTTCCGGCTCCCGCGCCGGCACCGGTACCCCCTGTTCCTGCTCCTGTAATTTCTCCTGTCCCCGAACCGGCGTTGCCGGGTCCGGGGGCGGCGCAACCGCCAGCGCTCCCGGGATGGTTCTCGCAGTTGACGAAAGCCCAGCAAGACTCCGTGCGAACGGAACTGGCCAAGAATCCGAATTACCTGAAAGGTCTGGAAAAACCCGACCTAGTATGGGATCAACTCTTGGCTCTGAAGGCAAGTCAGTCAACCGCAGTCCAGATACCGAAAAAGGACGCGCCCAAAGAGCAGTGGGACCAGTACCGCAAGGCAACTGGGATACCAGAGTCTCCGGACAAGTACGCTTTCACGAAACCGAATCTACCCAAGGGGATGATCTACGATCAGAACTTCGAGACGTGGTTCAAAGAGAAGTGCTTTGCGGGAAACGTGACCCAGGAGGGGGCGGCCGCGATACTTCAGGACTACAACAACCGGCAGATTGCATCCTTCAGCGCGATGGTAGCAAAGAAAAACGCAGACTTCGCGAAGCTGAATCTGTCGTGGCAGTCGAAGTACGGGCAGGAAGCTCCCGCGAAGGTCAAGCTGATGATCGATGGATTTCGGACGTTCGCAACGCCCGGGTTCATCGAGAAGATGAAGCAATTCGATCTCGAGAACGATCTGGATTGTGTAGAGACCTTCGTGAACATAGGCGCGAAGATGGCGGACGACACCTTCCGTGGCGGAAGCCGGGGACGCGCTGATCAAGGGACCCCAACACTGAAGTACGAGTGGATGGAGGCGGAGTTCCCCAAGTCCGAGACCTGAACGTAGAGCGATCTCCGAACGGAGATCTACATGGCCGAGTTTGTCCTCGATGTCAGTCATAACCTGATTCAGTCTGCCATCGGGATTGGCGCTGACGGAAACCAGCTTGCGATCATCGACACGCTGGCAGTCAGAGCCCCCTTCCTTGAGGAAGGATACTGGACGGAAGCTGATGACTTCAACAGCCATCACTATGTCCAGGCGCTCACTGAACCCACCGGGTCCGATACCAGGTTCAACAAGGGTGTTGCCTACGAAGCCGGAACCGTTGTCCCGGTGACCGAAATCCTGCAGGGACTTCGCTCGATGTCCAAGATCGACACCGAGCTTCTCCGCAGGCAGAAGGACCCGCAGGCGTACAGGGCATCGCGGAACGCGATGACTGTGCGCGGGATGCGGAAGACCTTCAACGATCGCGTGCTCTACGGCAATAACGCGACCCATCCGGATCGCGTCAACGGCGTCACCACGCGCTACAATCTCCTTGCTCTGGCCAACGTGGTCGGCAACGGGGGGTCCAGCGCTGGGGCAACCACGTCGATCTGGATCGTCAAGTGGGGGCTTGATGGTCTGTTCTTCACGATGCCGCGGAATGGCCAGAACTTCATCGTGGAGGAAGATCTGCGCATGCAGCTCGTCCCCGATGACCAGACCACGCCGCAGTACTTCACCGCCCTCGTGTCGAAGTTCACGATCAACTTCGGCGTCAACGTGGGCAACCCCGGCAACGTGCGTCGGATCTGCAACATCGACGCAACTCACCAGTTCGACCCCGACCTGCTCATCGAGGAAATCGGGAACCTTCCCGATGGAACCGACAACTGTGTCATCTACGTGCCTCGGCCCGTGATGAATCAGATGAACATCGAGGCATCGAACAAGAGCAATGCGTACTACGCTCCCGGGGAAGTCTTCGGTCGCAAGATCCAGACCTTCTTCGGCCTGCCCGTCATCATGAACGAGCGCATTGTGGCCACCGAGACCGTCGTGGCGTAGAGGAGGAGGAAAAACACAATGATCGACGCCAGAAACGTTTTCTCCGATGGCCAGCTCATCACCGGCGACATCATCAGTACGAACGTGATCAAGCTGCCGGCCACCGCCCTTCTCCATCACATGGATGAAGGGGTCAAGAAGTTCAGGTTCATGTGCACCGTGAAGACCGATTTCGCGGGAGGCACTTCCCTGATCTCCTCGCTGCAGGATTCCGCCGACGGAGTCACCTACACCAACACCGAGATCGTCTCGGCAGACGTCGCCGAGGCAACACTGGTCGCAGGATACGTGATCCTGAACTGGTTCCTGCCGGTCGACTGTCTGCAGTGGCTCGCCGCCTACTACAACGATACCGGCGCGTTCACCGGTGGCGCTGTGAACGCATGGCTCGACGTGGATTGATTGTCCACGCTGAGATAACAACGAACGAGGGGGCGCTCGCGCGGGCGCCCTCCCTCATAGGAGCGTGAAATGCCGTTGACCGATGTCGATATTTTCAACAGAGCCCTTTCGCTCCTGAATGAACTCACCAAACAAGTCACATCGATAACCGCCGACGCAACGCCGAACGGGAAACTTGCCGCGCTTCACTACGAGAGCACCCGCGATGAGGAATTGCGTCTCAACAAGTGGATTTTCGCGATCAATAGAGCCACCCTGGTCATCCATGCCGCGGTCGGGTTCACCAACAAAACCGGTTGGTCCTACGCCTACACCGTACCCACGGACAATCTGCGCGTCATCGGGATATACGAGGCGGATGCTTCTGGATTCGTCTATACCGTCGATCACAGCAGCGAGATCTATTATCGCTATAGACAGGAGAAAGGTGTTCTCTATTGCAACGTTCCATCGCAGTCGCCGAATCCATACGTCAAGTACATCCAGGAGGTCACGGACCCCACTCTTTTCGACGTGAACTTTGTCGAGATGCTGACCTGCGCCCTGGCCGCGAAAATCTGCAAAGGCGTCACGGGAGATACTGCGCTGAAAGCCTCGATGCTCCAGGAATATGCAGCACGCCTCGTTCGAGCTCGCGATACGAACGCTCTTGAAGCCGAAGATGATAGCGAGGCCGAGGGCGAACCCTGGTGGACCGATAGGCGCTGATGATGCCGCTCACCCGTCAAACGGCTTTAATTTCCGACTTTACCGCTGGCGAACTCTCCCCCGATCTGTACGGCCGGACCGATCAGCCTCTGTACTACCGTGGCGTATCGGTGATGAAGAATTTCAGGCCGAAGTTGGTAGGTGGATTCCGGAAGCGCGTGGGGACTCTGGCTATCGGGCACACGGAAGGGGATGCCTCCGCCCGGCTTGTCGTCGTCACCCTCTCCATGGTGACGTGCTATCTGTTCGAGTTCACGGAAAACAATCTGAACATCTGGAAAGACGATGTGCTCATTGATAATCTGATCACATCCTATGCGGTCGGAGAGCTCGACGAACTCCAATTCGCATGGGACTTCCCCGATCTGACGATCACCCAGCAGAATCATCCGCCTTCTCATGTCCACTGGACGACTCCGGACACTTGGTCCTTCGAGATCTGGCCCATCACGGGCATTGCCGGAGAGCTCCCCTTCCAGGGTGCCGGCGACTATCCGCGTTGCTGCGCCGCTGCCTTCCAGAGATTGGCTTTCGCGAATACCCAGAACGAACCCCAGACCGTGTGGGAGACGGTCGTCGGGGTTCTCGATTCTGTCGGTACGTCTCTCGATTTCACCTACTACGATACCGTGAGTTACACGGTGAAGCAGATGGATGTGGACACCGAAGGGTTGCCTACCGCAGATCCGCCTACCTACACCGATGTCACGCTCACCAGGGATGTTGTCAGTGAGGACAGTGCGATCACTTTCAAGATCGCGAGCGACACGACCGACGAGATCCAGTGGCTTTCTGCCAACATCGATTTCTTCATCGGCACCGCGAGCGGGGAATGGGTGGTTCCAGGCACCTCGACCGCCGACGACTATCAGGCAATCCCGATCAACTCGCGCGTCGGAAGCGCGCCGATTCAAGGATTGCTCCTGAGCGGGGGACTGGTTTTCATCCAGGCTGGGGCCAGACGTGTCTTCCAACTCGGATGGGAGGGCATGAGCAATCCGAACTCAGAGCCTTTGGATCTCAGTGTTTTCTCTGACCATTTCTTCAAGGACAACCCCATCATCGCATGGGACTGGCTGCAGGCCCCTGAGCCGACGGCCATTTTTCTACGGGAAGACGGGACGCTCGTGGCGGCTCTGATCAATGTCGCTTTCCAGGTCCGGGGTTGGTGGACGCTCGACACCGATGGAGAAGTTACGGGAATCGCGAAAATGCGGACGACCGCGGGCGACGTGCTGTATATGTCGGTCGTCAGGAACACCGACCAGGTGATGATCGAAAAGTTGTCCAACCAGGAATGGACTACGTTGATCGATGCACACTACGTTGACAGTGGGATCTGGAAGACGAATGTCGTGGCATTCACGGTTGTCGGCGGTCTCGACCATCTCGAGGGCAAGACTGTCAGCATGATAGGGGATGGAGCCTACCTCGGAACTGCGGTCGTGGCCGGGGGAGAAGTTACCCTACCCGTGGCCTGCACATCCGCCCATGTTGGCCTTCCCTTCTCCTCGCGCATGCAGAGCATGCCGATCGAGGCCGCGGCCAACTACGGCACGGCCCAGATGAAGAAAAAGAACATCACCCATGTCGATGTGCGCTATGTGAATACGCTGGATCTGTGGGCGGGGCCCACCGAGACAGACGTGGACTCCGCAGTGCTCGAAGATGAGGATGGAGTCCGCGTCGATGTGACGGCGCCTAATCCCGTTCCCCAGTCTGGGGATGAAAGGGTGAAAACCCAGGGTATGAACCAAAAGCGCGGGTACGTGAACATCATTTCCGATCTACCGCTTCCCTGCGAAGTGACGGCGATTGTGCCGGACGTGGGGTCGGCGGAATGAGAGTAGGGGCAAGATAATGAGTTTTTGGGATAGTCTATTGAGAGGCGGTGCTGGTGGGGGGGCTTCGGCTCCTCCTGTTGCCGGGGCCGGTCCTAGTGATCCAGGGACGGGCAGTTTTTGGGATTGGTTGGCGGGCTTTGGGGGAGCAGGCCCCGGTGCTGCTGGCTATGGCGTTGATATCATTGATTGGTTGACAGGATTTACTCCTCCCACCAATTGGCCTGGATTTGGAGATCCCGAGGCGACGGAACCGGGCGATACAACGACAATCCCGGAGACACCAGGAGTAGGAGGAAATGTGCCGGGTGGAACCGGCGAACAGACAATCCCGACGGAAGGCGATATTGCTCGACAAACCGCAGGGATCCAAAATCTTCAGACTAGACAATTCCAGATCTCCGGAGCTAATACCATTCTTGGAATGAAAAGCCAGGAACGCCAGGGCGTCGGCGCCATGCGTTCACGCGCGGCTGGTCGCAATGTTGATGTAAGAGGATCTCCGCTTTTCAACATCGCAGCGAAACAAGCCGAATCGGAACAGCAAATCGCCTTGGCGGGCGAATCTCTCGAACAATCCGTCGATATTCAAGGCAAGGTTCGCGATGTCGGTTGGAATTCCTTTCTTCTGAGTGGAGCGAAGGAGACCGCTGCAGCGGCACAGGCCAACGCGGATATGTGGATGAATATTTTCACGGATGTCCTGAGAATAGCCGGAACTATTGTGACAGGATTCCCAATTCCGGATTTTTCCATACCTTCGGGGGCGGTGACGAACAAGGGTAAGAATCCATGGACACTCTAAATGGCTAAAACACAACCCAGCCTGGGGGCTTTCAGGCAATTTGGGAATGCCGCAGTCGGACTCGGTCTCGATATCGTCAGTACGCTATTGAGTGCTGAAGAGAGAATGCAGTACAACGCGGGTGTAGAGGCAATCGATCGCGGAATTACCAATTTCGATTCTCTTTTGAAACAAGATCCCAATTGGCAGAGTTACACCGATAAGGCGGCGAAAGCCGAGGAAGAAATATGGGAAAATCTCGAGCCCGAAATAACTAATGTAGGAGCAAAGAACAATCTCTACGCCTACATGCAGAAGAAGAGGAGCCAACATCTTTCGAATATCAGTGATTACCAAACTCAGCAGAGAATCGCAGAAGCGCTCGGCAATCTGAATGCGACCACAAGTTCTATCATGTCGGACCCCGTGACTCCTGCCGATATACGCAAGCAGAAAATCTCAACTCTACTGAGCGATGCTTATGTAACAAATCTCATCGATAATCCTACCAGGGGAGCAAAAGAGGAAGAGCTTTTCCACAAGATAGATCTTCAGACGGTTGCTGGTGAAACATGGAAGGTGTTTTCCGCCGGTGGCGACTACCAGACATACCTTGACGATCCCGCCAATCAGATGGGACTTCAGGCCACGGAAATCGACAAAATAGGGGATGCGATCTGGGGCCGGGTGCAGCAAGAAGAGAACAGACGCGCCCTGGGGGAAAGAAACAACAATAGACCGATCGATGAAGCGTTGGGTGTTGCTTTCCAGGCCTTCATAAGTGGGAAGG